CCGGGGGTCTCTACAACTATCAAACTGAATCAGTTGATGTTGGTGATTTGTACTCTTCTGTAGTACTGGTTGCTGTTGGCATTCATTGCCTCGCCTGCAGGTGCTGAACCATACTGACCATCGGTGGTAACGAATGGGTTAGCGACCATGCCGTAGCGAGTCTTGAATCCAATCTTAGGCTGGAAGGTGTCCTGACCAATGCTACGAACCATCTGGAGAGGAACGTATGGGCAGTAGAATAGACCAGCATCATAAGGTGAGGTGCCCTTATAACCCATGACATAGTAGTGCTTAGAAGCAGTTGACTGGGTGTAGGAAGGACCGCCGAATGGATCGATGTAGACCTTAACGCGACCGTTGAGGGTGCCAGCGAATACGTTGCCAGTGTCATCAACATTCATTGAAGTGCTGAGAGCAGGAGCGTAATCGAGAGCGCCAGTTAGGTTGAGAGCTGAAGCAACGTCTGCAGAGCAGATGATGAAGTTGCCCTTTCCTCTACGTGTTTCCTGAGCGATAGCATTAGCGTCGCGGTCAATCTGGAATAGAAGACCCTTAAACTTCTCAGCCATCCAACGACCGTTGGAGTCAACATCGAGGTCAAAGATACCAGGAGTTGCAACGTTATGCTGAGCGCCTTTCTTAGCAACGAAATAAACTGTGCGGATGATTTCGCGGTTGATCTCGGCAAGAATCTCTGAGGAGAGAATGTTGGCAAGCTCTTGCTCAGCGTCAAGACCATGGATTGCCTTAAGGTCTTGTGCAAGCTCGAGAGTGTATTCAGCCTTGAGAGCGCGTGACTTGGCGGTAACCGAAGTCTTCTCGATGCTGAATGCCATCTCACGGAAGAGATAACCAGATTCACCGAGTTGCTCAGACTGAGCACGGGTCATCTTGCTACCGAGCTCATAGGTGCCAGGAGTTGCATCGTTGAGAACTGCAGGGTTGTTGCCCTCCATGTCTCCACCTGAACCAGCCTGGTTACGGACGTTGTAAGCACCCTGAGTGGCATCGTAACCACCAGAGAAACCTGCATCAGGCTCGTTGTATAGCGCCTCTTCGCCGCCCTGATTCTCATACTTAGCCTTCATGGCGAAGATAAGACCAGTAGGACCGCTCATTGGTTGAACGCCACAGATGTCGTAAGCAACGAGGTTAGGCATTGCACGACGAATTAGGCTGATGAGCACAGGATCAAAACCTGCGATAGCGCCAGTATTGGCAGCAGCACCAGTCATATTAGATGCGCCAGCATAGTTAACGGCAACCTCATTGAGGACACCGCGCTCTTCGCGCATAAATCTTTCTTGGTTTTCTAGTAGGACAGCGGTAACAGCCTTTCTGTGAGCATCGGAAATTTCAGAAACTCCCGAGTGATTGAGAACGGGTGCCCACTTTTCCTGTAACATTTCTGCGTTAAACATTTTTAACTCCGTTTGGATGTTTGGAAAAAATTGGGTGGATTATTTATATCAAGACCAGCGAGCAATTGCTGCCATATAGGCTTGCATTGCAGGTGTGAGCTCTTGTCCCTCACCTTCAACTGGTGTTTCATCAACTGACTCCTTGATAGCAGTCTTAGGGAAATATGATTCCTTAAGGGTAGCAAGCTTCTCGCGGAAGTTCTCTTCCGAAACAAACTCAACACCTTCTGCTAAAGCAGCAAGCTTTTCTTTCTGGGTATCAGCGAGACCTTCAGAAATTTGATTTAGGATTACGGTCTTGTTGAAACCAGCAAGACGATTATTTAATTCAATGTTGCGCTCAATCTGTTCGTTTAGGCGCTCTTCCATTTCACAAAGCTCTTGATTCATTCCTTCAACAACATTTACTTTGTCATCAGGAATTTCAAGATAGTTTTCTTCAAAGACTGTCTTGAGACCCTTCATGAAGTTTTCAGCGATTTCAAGTTTGAGACCTGAATCGATGGCAACTACATTCTCTTCTAGCCAATTCTGAATGGCATAGTTGAGTGTCTCATCTACCTTTTCAGCAAGTGAAGTCTTAATTGCTTCCACTTCTTCTGCTAGTTTGGTAGTGTATTGCGCTTGAATGAAGGAAACTTGCTCGTTGATTTTTGCTCTAACAGCAGCTTCAAAGATAGTCTTTGCTTTCTCTTTGAAAGTATCAGTGATTGTTTCTCCTTCTACAAGAGCCTCGATGTCCTCATCTGAGGAATAGTCGATTTCTTCCATACCAAATACCTTAGTGTTGTTTGGACCACCAGGAATTTGATAACCAGATGACTTAACAACAGGTGCTGGATCTTGATGGTTGTCGCGAACTACGTGACCATCAGCAACCTTTTTGTTATGTGATGCTGCTTTTGCACCAGGGTTGTCTTCACCCTCTGGTTTTTCAAAAGTAGAACCACCGTCATCTTCTGTTGACTGACCAGGGACAACCGAAGTTGGCACTGTAGGCATTGGATCTCTCCCACCCGCTGCGTTTGCATTTACGGCTGTGTGTGTCTGACCTGCTACTGGCTTCATGTAACCGCTAGCAACTGGACTCCCAGGCACAACGGAGCTTCCGACCGATGGCATAGGATCACCATTTTCAGCAATAAATTCTTCAAACTTTTCGTTTAACATATAAGACATCTTTGGTTTCCCCTGTACAGTTATACATTTATTCTATGATTATTTATTAATTTTATAAATTAAACAAGAAGTCCTCAAAGACCTTGAGGGATCTCTCTTCAATATTTTTGCGAGTTGCCTCGGAAATATATCTTTGGTATTTAGCAACTTTTGATTCTTTAAGAATTCCGTTGTCCCATACCCACTCCTTTCCTTCCATAATTCCGTTAACAAATGCGTCAGGTGCGGAAGGATCTGCAACGATATCTGCAGCGGTAGCGAGCATGAAATCATCACGCACGTAGTTGGCACCATTCTTCTCTTCAATTGACCCCATGCCTCTTGAAGACACACCAAGTTTTACGCCAGACTCTAAAAGAGACTTAGCGATGTTACCCATTGGTGTAGATAGAATTTGTGCCTTGCCAATAAAATTGCTACCCTCTGCACGGAGAGAAACAATCTTATGTGAAACCCTATCAAGGTTTACGGTTGGTCCATCGGGATGACCTAGCTCACCGAGAGCACGACCAGCAGAAACATAACTTTCGTTGTATCTTCCAACTTCACGCTCTAATACGCTGAATGGATATACGCGACCGTTACGATTTTTAATATCTCCTTGGAGGAATACTCCTTCAATGTAGAGATTTTTTTTACCGTTAGATTCTTCAACGAGAACTTGTACGTCCTCGATACTCTCGGTGATTAGTTTCATTCTTCTGTACCTTCTTCTGGAGTTTCTTCTTCTTGTGAAGCAAAGAAAGATTTTGCTAGGATTTCTTTATATGACTTCATATTCTCTGCTGCTTTAGCATACAGATGGTCATTAATTTTATCCATAGCATCAATCTTATTGCCATCAGCAATGGCATTAATAATGTCAATAGTGTCCATATAATTTAACCGTTTAATAATTATTTATCAAGAATCGCTACTTGAGGATGCTTTCTTAGGAGCAGCGGGAGCAGGAGCAGGCGGCGGCATTGCCGATAACTCCAATGCTTTTGCATTCATTTTGTTAGTATGCACTGGATCTGGTGTCATACCAGCACCAATATCAGTCTTCATCTGCTTATCAATTTCTTCAAATTCAACATCAGATTGCTTAAGAATTTGCTTTCTTACATATTCAATCGAATAATACTTACCTACATAAGGGTCAATCTTCATTAAAATATCTAAGCGGGTATTCATTAACTCCGCATCTCTTAACTCGGAGAAATGATTATCGAAGAGGAAATCATATTGAATGTTTTCCTCCATATCCTCCCAGTCTTCTGGAGTGATAATACCTTTCAAGACTAATTGAGTCTTGAGCATATCATGGAATAGGAAAGCAAACTTCTTACGAAGTCTTCCAACAAATTTATTAAACTTAAGTTCGTCTCTTAATACTTCTGTTGTCTTACCAAGATTAAAACCTTTGTTATCATCTGTAAGGCGGGAAGGTGGTAGGTTGAGTGAGTTGTAAAGTTTCTTGCGGAAATATTCAACGTCCTTCAACTCACCAAGATTCTGACCACCAGGAAGTGTAGTAATTTCAGTGCCTCTACCACCTTCTCTACGTGGCAACCAGAAATCCTCAAGCATACTCATATGCTTTTTATCATCACGAATCTCACCAGTGCTTGCATCATAGACAAGTTTGTTGCGATAGCGATTCATCACTTCGCGGAGATACTGCTCTGCTTTAACTTTGGGTAGATTGCCTACATCGATATAAAAAATTCTTCTTTCTGGTGCGCGTGACAAACGGTAGATAACCAGTGAGTCCTCAATCATGCGAAGTTGATTGAGTGCTTTGATGGACTTATGAAGATAACTTAGATTCATCTTCTTGTTTAAGTCCATCAATCCGCATGGTGCAAATGTGATAGAATCTGCAGCGAATCTCAGACCACCCTGCATTGGATCTGGACCACCAGCAAATGAAATAAAACCTTTTGGATTGTAAAGATAATACTCGATGAATTCTCCAAAATCATATGCATCGGCAGTGAGAGCACCATCACCTTTGCTCATTAATTGCTGTGATGATTTTTCTCTGTCTTGTAGTCTCTGCTTTACTTTTTTAATTTTGAGAGGATCGATATATCTTAATTCAGTAATACCACCTTTGGGATTTGCGTGGTCAATTACTTTGTGGTAATATACTCTTCCATCAATATACCAATTGCGAAATATTTCGTGTGCTTTCTTATCAAAATTTAAAAGTCTTTTGATGTATTCAAATTCTGCACGAATTTTATTTTTGATTCCTTCACCTACTTCCAGATTTGACAATTCAATAGAAACTGCTGACTGGTCTTCGTTACTTACGATTGCTTCATTCACAATCTCATCAACAGCACTATCAACTTCTGGATGCAGCGCCATATCACGATAGCGCCTAATGAGATCAAACTCATTACGCGCCACGCCTTCTATATCCACATAATGACCGAAGTAGCCACCAGCAACGGTAGCTACTCCATCATCCTGACTAGGGGGTATAGGGGACTGTCCCTTTGGTTTTGAAACAGCCCCGTTGATTGAGAAACCAAATAGTTGACTCATGTTTAAATTATTTCACTGATACACTATTTATTTAATTAAAATAATCAGGTTTCTACGCCAATTCTTCCACCACCAGCAGGAGGTTGTGCTCCTGTGCCTGGTTCTGCGGACCAATATTGATATTGAAATTCTACAGTGAAATCTTCAATCTGGTCATTGCTATCATAAGCAAGATCGATTTGTGAAATATTTGTTGGGAAAGCACCTTTAAAATAATAAGTTCTTAAAACCGATGCATCGGTATCACCTTCACCAGCATTTCTTTCTAGTTGTTTTACTGTTAAATCTTGTAAATAACCAGTCCCACTAGTGTCTGGAACGAAAGTAGATGCATTATTAGCATTATGTCTATTCATTCCTTCAATCCATTTTTCAAATCCATGACGTAATGTTTGGTTTCTATCACTAATAATAGTGACTGTCCAAGTATCGAATGTTCTGTCGCCAGCAATTTTAACAGTTCTTCCTCTGAAAGGAACTTCAATTACTCCAAGATTGGATGCAGGAATGGCAGCTGCTTTGCAAAGCATTTGCAAAGTTTCTGGTCTTGGTGCATCTGATGACATTACTGAAGGAAAATTAAATTCAACTACGAATAGGTTATTTCTAACACCTTGTTTTACAGTGTTTAGAAATCCTGTGATGTTACTTTTTACAGCCATTGTTAGTTACCTCTAATGTTTTTTAACGTGTATAAAATCAAACTTGACCAGTTACTTCAGCGAAAGATACGCCAGTCTTGGTAGCAACAAAGGTGATAGTAATGTAATTAATCGACCTTGCTGGTTTTACATAAATTTCAGCAACAAATTCATTTCTATCAATTACATCAGGTGTATTATTTGTATCATCACAAACCACTAGAAAATCTGTAACTCCTCTTTTTGCCTTAACTTCTTCCATGTAAGCATTTACTGTTGCGAAGAAAGCACCTCTAGTAGTTTCATCATTCAATTCAAACAATACTGTTTTAGCAACTGATTGCACTCTTCTTTCTAGAGCGAGGAATAGACGGCGGACATTGATTCTATCAAATGCACTTGGAGTGCCGAGAGCAGTTTTGTCACCAAATAATACAATTCCTTGACCAGGGAATGAAGTGATGGGATTAATTCTATTCTGATATAATTCGTCTCTTTCTGTCTTAGAAGGAGTGTATGCTAGTTTGATAGCATTTCTTAGATTACCTCTTTGAAGACCAGCTGGTGAGAACCAATCTTCTAAAGTGAGTGAAGTCTGGACACAAAGACCAGCAACATCACCACAGCAAGGAATATAACGATATACATCGTTGTAACGGTCGTAAATATACTTATAACCGCTATCAAACACAGCATATGAGCTGCTTGTTAAACTGCTGAAGAAAGAAAGAATTGCATCTTTTTGGGCAGATGGATCTGATAGACTTACAAAACTTCTGTATGGAGAAACAAATGCAATGCAATCTTTTCTGTTTGCTGCAACAGAAATTGCCTTAAGTGCTTTTGTTTTGGTTGCGTCACCAGGAGTTGCTCCATAAGTAACACTACCACCAGCGAGAATAAAATCAATATTAATATTTTCTACATCATCAAATTTAGCAAGTGCTGTCTCTAGATTTGCTGTTGATGCTTGATACGAATCAGCACCACCGTCTAGAGATAAATCTTGATCGCCAGCAGAAACTAACTCATCTGCATAAACATATCTTGATTTTCTATTAACTACATTAGGATAGAAATTAGATTCGCCTTCGCTATTAACAGCAGTGGTGGAGCGAGAAGCAAATAAGAAAGTTTCTAGAAGTGTGCCAGGTGTGCCAGTGATTGCACCACCTTCATCAATAACTGCTACGTGGCAAGTATCAGCATCAGCTGGTCTTGGAGCAAGTGATGACCACTTTGCACTTCCATGATAAGTAGCGGTCGAATATGCTAGTGAGGTTACGCTACCATCAACTGTCGAAACTTTTAATGAGCTTCCCCAGGTGCCAGCAGTGCGAGCAGCAAACTTAAATGTAGTTGTGCCTTTTTGTGCTTCAAAATCTGAGAATGAAGTGATTAGAGGAGCATTTGGATTTTGAGTATCATACTCAGTTACTGCATTTTTAAGTGCCGTATCAGCAACTCTCACTACTTGAAGCTGACCACCATATGATAGAAATGTTGCAGCAACATACCAATCTTCAAAATTATTATTATTTGGTTTCCCGAATGTATCGAGTAATTGTTTTTCTGTTGAAATTGATGTGATTACGCCTACTGGTCCCTTTTCAAAGGCACCGACGATAGCAGCTGTATTTGCTGCTGAAGCTACAGCCACTGAATTGGTTAAGTCACGCTCTCTTAATACAATTCCAGGTGATACTTGACCCGCCATGTTTATCTCCTTGTAG